TTCTTGTTTAGTTCCAATTATAGAATATGTTTTATGATTTAATTCTTTAAATGGATGTAACAATGCTTGTAAAGGTAAAGCATTATGTGAAGCTTTAATTTCATTTAAATCTTCTTGTCTTACTTTAGGTGCTAGTTCGTGTGCGTCATCAGATTTAGCAAGTCTGACATATTTTTCCATTATGCCCTACCAGAGCGTCTATGATAAAATCCTTCTAATTCTGCTGAAACAAAGTGGACCGGTAAATGTGAGTCTGACTTTAACGTACATGTATAGTGCGTGTTTCTAGATTGAATAGGTATATTATAAGTACCGCTTGTTATATTTGGTTGTCCAATAACAGCACTTGCACTGTTAATAACAGTTCCATTAAATTCATAATCAACATCGCTTCTTCCTTCTTGAGTTACAGTTGCTTTAAAGAAACCACTGTTTTGATAATCTACAGAAACTTGTCTTATCTGGTAACGTCCAGATGTTAAGGCTACTGTACCGTTTCCAGATGTTTCTCTTAAATATGGAGTAGAAAATTTATACTCAGATAAATAAGTAGAACCAAAAACTGCTTTAGTATGGTTGCCTTTAATTTTTTGTGTAGTTCCAGAACTAGAGCTATCTATTGTTAAGTTAGCACCGTTAGTAGTATCTACTGCTTTTAATGTTTGGTTTACAGAATATGGAATTGTAAACGTTGTTAAATCTGTAGCTGAGTCATAAGTCCCAGTCAGTGTAGACGTTCTAAAATCCATATGAATATTGTGTGTTAGTCCAGTAAAATCTGGGTTACGTAAATCTATTCTTAATAATTTTGTATTAGTGTTTTCATTAACTACAATATAAAGATAACTGTCATATGCTTCTGCTGACAATATCTGACAATTATTTAAACTCCACGTACTCCAAGATGATTGTACTTTTTTATTAGCATCCCAAAAATATTTATAGATATTTATAGTGTTTGCATTTGTAGAACTTACAGCACTTGAAGGTGTGTATGCAACATTGTTAGTAGTGTCTAAAGTGTCATGACATAAAACAATCATTGTATCTTCAATGTTGTTAGAGACAATTTTGTATGCGTTGTTAGGTATTAAAGAACTAACACCTATTGTTACATCAATACCATCATTTGTTAATGTATCATCATCTGCAAAGTATTCTGTAATTGCAGTTTTATCATTTCTATTTTGTGCAAAGTAAACATATTTACCTGCTGAAACTGGAGCAACTTTTATTGCATGTGAGAATGTACTTGTTTTTGTTAGCACTGCTGTTGTTGGTGTTACAGCGTCTCCCGAACTTTCTAGTATGTATTGTGCTTCACCAGAAAATAATAAAAGTTGTTCATTAAAATCTATAGAGTTATGAAGTTTGTTAACTGTTGTTCCCGCTGCGGCAATATCAATAGGGTCAGTGTCTAAAACATCTGTACCTGTTGTTGCATAAAAATTATAGTAAGAAGCATTTTCAGATAACACTAAGTTTTGGTCTGCAATAATTCCTAATCTATTTTGAAAGAATGTTAAATTAGAAACTTTTTTACCTACAAAACTTGGAGCAGAATTTGTGTCTTCATCGCCACTTACTCTGTTTGTGTATGTTTGTTGTGTAAAACTAAAAGTACCATTGTTGTTATTAATTAATGCATAAGGCATTGTAGAATTATCTAATCCTACTTTTACTCCTGGGCCTACACACTCACTCCAAACACCGTTAGATGTAAATTCTACATAATAATCTGAAAGTGAGTCACCTTCTTCACCAGTGATTTGAACAATCATTCCTGGTTTTGCATAAAATGGTAGTTCAGCAAAATCCCCTATAGCATCTTTTATTGCATACATAGCTTGGTTACCAAAACCGTCAGTAGTCTCAACAGAAAAAGTACCACTACTACATGTTCCGTAAATAGTGTTACCGTATTGTGTATGTGTAAATGTTCCAGTAATTCCAGAATAGTTTGCTAATCCTTGTGACGTACTTAAAACAGCACCAGTATCAGTTCTTATAGTTTTAAATCCAATACCATCTGCACTGCTTGACCAGTGAGAAGAAGCTGTTCCATATAATAATATGTGAGCAATCTTTTCTGTATCTCTAAATGCACTATCAGTTGAAGCGTCATTACCAGTTGGCATTTGAAATAATACTTGTATTGGATATGACCAAGTTGAGTGATTTAAAGTTACACTGTATTGTCTTCCGTACTGTGAACTTTTAACATAAGAAATATATTCTTGTACTTTTGCTGCGGTTGTAGTTGAACTCTCAGCTATTGTTTTAGATTTGTTTGCGACAAATGTATAGTCTGCAATATTTGAAAATGCTAAATCTTCTATAGGTTTTGTTGTAGTTAAATAACTTGCACCACCAGTTCCTATAGTTACTGTTTTTTCAACACCATTTAAATCATAAACCTTAACTGTACCGTTAGTAAATACAGCTACGTACTGGTTTGAACTATCTCTATTAATCCAATGTACTGCTGCGTTGTTTGGAAACGCTGTAGTAGATAATAGATTAGCGACAAACTCTGTCGGTGGTCTTTTAGTTAATCCTTCAATAATATTAGATTGGAAATTAGTTTGTGTTTCTGCTTGTCCTACATTACGTTGAACAGCATTTTGTTGACTAATACCACCAATAAGATTGGGGATTGATGTTGAAATTAGTCCCATAAATTAGTTCCTACCAGACCTTCTTGGGCCTCTTTTAGCAATGTAACTAGTGTTATAATCATCATTAATCATGTTAGCGTCCATAGCTCTTGAGTCTGCTTGTTCAAATGCCATGTGAGCTTCTTGTTCATCTAGTTGTGCCATTTTAATTAGTTCAGTTGCACCTACATATCTTGCAGCAAATCTTCTTGAAGCTTTAACTACAATGTATCTTCTTGCGTATTCTGGTAGGTGTTCAAACTGTTGTACTAATACTTTGTCCACTACTGGGTCATAAGTAAAGATGTCAGTTTTGTTTTTTAAATCGTATAAATATTGGTTTCTAATAGTGTACTGATAAAAATATTGATAAGGGGCCGAAGCCTCTATTTGTACACAGTTAGCTTCTAAAGGTACTTTATTAGATGTATCTCTTGAAGCTGTAATTTGTAATTCTCTATTAAAGAACCAACCTTGTGACTGAACACTCATAGAAGTTTCATCTAAAATATTCTTAGCGACCGCTACGTCTGTACCAATGTTTCCAGTAATTGAACTAACTGGACTCTCACCGATAAAACTTAGCATGGTATTTATCGCTTGTAATTCGCTTGTAGAATTTATTTGTGTTGTCATTGATTGTCCTTTTTAAATTTGCAAAGTAGGGGACTTAGTCTCCCTCATCCCCTACTCCTATATAGTATAAATAAACTTAATGAATATTAAGCGTCTTTAATTCCTACAGCACTTTCCGGACGAAGAACGCCATGACCCATAGCGTATTTCGCAACCATTAAAGTACCTTGTCTTCTAATGTCGTATTCCATTTCAGTAGCTAAATCCATTAACTTAACAGTTCCAACTGCTGACGGGTGACAAACTAAACCTTCGTATGCAGTCAAGTTAACAGCTTGAGGGTTTGAACCACCCTGAGTAGCTGAACCTTGGTCTACACCTGAGTTCACGTTTGAAGCAACAAAATGAGGAACAGCAATTAATCTGATACCTGCAATTTGTAATACTTTACCTGAAGCAACACCACCATTAGCACCACCACTGAAGTCAACGTTGACTGCGTTAGTAGCGTTTGCTAATTTGTAGTACATTTCTGGTTTTAAGAAACAGATTCTACCATCAGCCGGAACGTATTTGTCGTCTAATGTTTTTGCAGCATCGAACAATGAATCAATAAATCCATTTGCAGACGTTGCCGCAGTTGCAGAAGCGATAGCAGTATTAGTTAATACTGTACCTGCGTCTCCACCTGTAACATTGGCAGTACTCGTTTGAGCAGCTTGACCAATAGTTTGTAGAACGTGTTTGTCTTTTTGGAAAGCTAATGCTCTTCCAATTTCAGTTGAGTAGTTACTTCTAACATCCCAATGATTCTTAGCTTCTTCGATATTACTTAAAAATGCTGAAGAAACTAAAAGGTCATTAATTGTAATAACCTTTTCGTTGTGGTTTACATCAGACCCAAGTATTTCTGTACCTGGAGTGTGGTAAGCCGCAGACGTTCTACCCATTACTGGGAACGTAGCAGATTTACCATTAGCAATGCTTCTTACAGAATCAGCACCTTGTGTTTTACTCGCTCTTTCAAAAGAAGTAATAACTTCTCCTGTAAACGTTTTTAAAAACAGGGCATCTTCTGAACCAGAAGCATTTACTCGTCCAATGGAAGCCGGATTTGCGTTTGACATATTTGTCTCCTTTTTCTATTGTTTGTTTTTATTAAAACGCCTTCACATATTTCAAGTTTGTTTCACAAGATTGTCGTTCCTCGGAACGGTCAAGTTAATGGACTTTAACTTTGTGTTAGCAGTTG